ATCGGTTTTGTGAGTGGAGGGATGTTTACACCAACGGCTACGATGAGTCCATCTGCTGCTGCATCTTGTCATGATGCAGTGGTACCTACTCTTTCTGCAGCTGCTAGTAGTTGTGCAACTGCCTGGACTCATCTCCGACATCTTCCTACGCATTAAGCTGTTATTTATTTTGATGATTATCATCATTGGCCTAGCGTAGAAGATTGTGCTCGTCTCAGTTTAGATGACTCGCGTTTTGTTCGTGAGCATCTTTATGCGTTTATCGAGAGATATGGTATGTCAGATAGAAATATCTGGGTCAAACATGCCAAGTCTTTGATTGCGTTGATTGATGAGCATATGCAGCGTGATGTTCCTCAGGCTTTGAATGCTGCTGATATGCAAGACACTTTGCAGAAGTGTCTTACTCAGTGGCAGGAGTCTCCGCGTCATTTTCGTCTTGCTATGGTTCTTTGTCTGTTTGTCATCTTCTGTTTGTCATGGTATATCTATGATCGCATGCAAGAGGATGATGAGGATGACGATGAATCTGGTAACGAGGCTCGTCGTCATTTTAAGCAGAAGCCCCGAAGGGCTCGTGCTTCTAATGAACCGGATTATAATGACAAGGATAAGCCTGATCCGAACCCTGCTGTGGTTGGACCGCCTGAACTAACTGATCCCTTCCTTCGTGGCAAGCCTGTTGGCCCTATGTTACATCGTCAACCTGTTGGTGGCAAGTATGTTAACACAGGCTTAGATTGGGCTGCCGCGGCGGAAGAAGAGGAGCAAAAAGTTAAGGATAAGGAGTCTAAGGTTGTTAAGCCCCCTGTCCCTCCTGTTGTTGCTGATGCAAAGAAATCGCGTAGTCAAAAGCGTCGTGAGAAAATGCGAGAAAAGATTAAGAGTGAGTTATCCTCTCCTCTTCGCACTGAAGCCACGATGCGTGATAGTCGCGTTTCTGTTGTTACTGGTGACATTTGTATGATTCGTGATGGTCCTGGTGATAAATATGAACGAGAAGGTCGTGCTTTTTGTTTGAATGGTCACATGGTCACTGCTATGCATTGTACTAATAAGGAAGGTAAAGGTTGGGTTTTGGCTCCTGATGGTAAAACTCATGAACTTCAATTTGAGAGACAAGGTATTGACATTGCTGTTTCTAAGAATGTCCCTCCTTTCTCGATGAAATCCCTTAAGTCCAAGCCTATTGCTATGAAAGTTGGTGATAAGTTGCTTTGTCGTTACAGTCGTGACATGCTAACTGCTGGTCAAGTAGTTTCTGTCAAGGATAAACGTTTGGAGCATAATGCTACGACTTATGCTGGGTGGTCAGGATCACCAATTGTTATTGGTAGTTCTGTT